GGAAAACACAAACTCGATTATAGCCCTTGGAAAGCACTTGATAAAGACGCAAGGGCAAGGCTACAGGCTAACGTCGAAAAATGGCATGACCGATTCAAAGCAGAAGTAAACATCAATAGGTCCATTGATGATGAATACTTGGAGGGTCAAGTCTTTGAGGGGGATGAAGCAATTGAAATCAACATGAGTGATGCAACGGTCAATTCCCTTTCAGAATTAATTACACTTCTCCAATCCTAATTTCACTTTTGCCCCTTTAGGTAGTGTATGAAAACTATACTTAACCTAATTCAAGCCAATGCAGAGATCACTAATCTGCGCGGAGTTATTGAAAGCAATGATTCCCGCATTAGTGAACTTGAAGCATCCATCGAAGCTTTGCAAACAAAGCACAGCGAAGAAATTGAGCAGATTAAAGGAGCTCACGCAATCGTTGTAAAGGATGCAAACGCCAAGGTCGAATTATTGACCGAGGCAAATCATATTCTCGAAGAAAAGCAGACTAGCGCAGAAGAGCAAGCCGTTCAAGTGATGGCAAGCGTGGGCGTTGAGCAACCAGTCGAGGAGGCAGCTGAAAACTCAGTGGATGATAAGTCCATCGATGAGCTTTGGGCTGAATACAAAACAATAGAAGGCAGCAAAGAACAACGCGCCTTCTATCTCGAACATATCAAACCTCTGAGATAATATAATGCCCACAAACACCCTAAATGGAATCAATCTGGCTCAAGTCGCGCAGGATACCCTCGATTACTTGAGTTATGAATTCGCACCTCTTAACGCGTTAACTCGAGATTTTAGCGAAGATATAGCGCAGCAAGGTGAATCGGTTACAACACGCGTTCCCGCGTCTGTTACAGCACAGGATCTAAGTTCTGGTTATACTGCTTCTAATTCGCAGACCACTGCGAAGCAGATCAACTTAGATAAGTTCTACGGCTACGTATACGGATTTTCAGACGCCGAAGTTAGTAAGGCTGGAGATTTTGAATGGTTGAAAAACATCTTCATGGCCCCAGCAATCGAGGCAACTCTAAACCGAGTAATGGATGATCTGCTGGCCTTGGTGGTTAACTCAACCTTCAGTGCTAACGTTGTAAAATCCGCGGCTGCTATAGATGTTGACGATATTGCCGATTTGGCAGGAGATTTGTCGACTGCCAAGGTTCCTCGTTCGGAAAGATCCCTTCTGGTTTCGCCCAGTTATCTGGCCTCTTTTCATAAGGATACCGCTATAGTTGACAGTAGCCAATACGGTGATGACTCTGGAATTAAAGATCACGCTGCCATGAGGATTCATGGTTTCCGTGTTTATAGTTATGGAGATATTCCAGCTAATTCCGAGAACCTCGCAGGTATTGCAATGCATCCTAGCGCCTTGATTATGGCAGCTCGTCAACCCGCTACACCTAGCGATCCAGGTCTTGCTGTGGAGAACGTCACAGCTAGCAACGGCCTTCCTCTGCAATTCCGCGCGTGGTACGATCCTGATAATGGATTATATAAAGTCTCAATGGGAGTTCTTTATGGAGTCGCAGCTGGAAACACTACAGCACTCAAGAGGATCTTGTCGGCATAAGGTATAATTGATGCCCAGTAACACACTGTCAGGAATCAATCTTTCGAGCATTGCGGATCAAACGCTCGAAAAACTTTCAAGCCGGTTTTTTATCCTGAACCGATTTGCAAGGGATTTCTCTACGGACATCCGAGACCGTGGCGCGTCTGTAAAGACGCGGATTCCTGGCAGTGTGTCTGCTGTTAACTTAAACAACGGTTACACAGCACAAAACAGCTCAACAACCGAAAAGGTTATTACCTTAAGCAATTATCAGGGTTATGTTGTTGGTCTGAAGGATAAAGAGGTTTCACTCGCAAAGTCCTATGAATTTATTGAGAGAATCCTGATTGGTCCTGCAATTGAGGCAACTGTGAAAAAGCTCTGTGATGATTTGCTGGCTTTAGTCACAGCGGCAAACTTTCCAAGTGCAATAACCGTTAGTTCATCAAATTTCGACGCAGACAATCTTGCAGATGCAGCAAGCACATTAAGCACAAACAAGGTTGGAAAGAGTCTTAGATCGGCTCTTATTGGTTATGATTACGAATCGACCTTGATGAAGGATGTTTTAATTTCAAACGCCAGCTCATACGCAAGCCCAGAACCTATTCAAGATCACACAGTGCGCTCTGTGCATGGAATAGGTGTTACAGGTTATGAGGGAATTCCCTCAAACGGAGAAAACCTTGAAGGCATTATTTGCCATCCTAGCGCATTAATCATTGCAGCCAGAACTCCCGCTTTGCCGATTGGCCCAAGGGTTGAAGCCGTCAACCGCGTAACGGAACACGGATTACCTATTCAATTTCGCAGATCCTACGACCGAAATAATGGTCTGCACAAACTTTCCGTTGGGGTTTTGTATGGAATTTCAACGGGAGTATCTAATTCTTTAATACGATTAAAATCCAGCTAAATCCATGATTGTTAAACCATCATTCACCATTGGTATCAAAGACTCAGGCGAGGTTGATCTGCTCAAAATCGGATCACCTGACGAATGCCGTGAATGTCTTTTAGAGGAATCCGCAAACCCAAGTGGAAAATACGTCCAAATTCAACTTTACCGAAAACCCCCATATACCAAGAGGCGGGATATTAAGGTTGTCGCGGATGCGCCGAAAAAGCGTGGACGCAAGGCATCAAACTAAGGTCACCTAGTCGCTGGGTTTATGCCTCGTCTCGCGTCTGGGGCGAGGCTTTTTCTTTATGGCAAACGTTCGCATCAAAAATCTGAGCAGTGAGTTTTTGTATGAGTTTTCTCGTTCAACCACTCCCACGGATTGGACTGCCCAGACAATAGCGGACAATGGAACAATTGATTTGCCAGATTATGGATCTGATCGGGTCTTGATCCGTGTTACAGCGGATGAACCAAAGTTTGGATCAGTAGCCTATCAACTGGAAGTCTTGGTTACGTATCCCGGTGGATCATCATACGGAGATCGAGAGATTGTTACGCTTAACGTTCCAGACGCTACGGGAACTTTTCGGACCGATTCAATCACAACCACAATTTTTGGGTCTACCGTAACAGCAACCCGTGCGTTGGTAGAGTCAGGAAGCTATCAAGACCTGTTTGCGTATGATCAACAGATCCAGCTTGAAAGGGAACTTGGGGTTGTCTTTGAATACGCTCGCCGAAAGTATCGAGGAACCAGCACAAGTCGCGTTGATGCCAAAGCTCTGGATGCAGGAGGCTATTTAGAATCTTTTGATTTAGTTGTTACAACCTCACGTAAACAGTGGGTTGATGCAGGAACAACTCCAATTCTTGGGGCATCAATAAAGCTTGCTGGGGTCACCTATCGAATTGCAAGCATCACTGTTAACGCAGGTCATTATGAACTTGCCTTGAACAAGCACCGTGGCAATTAGCGTTGACGTTGATACAAAGGAATTTCGGGCAAAGCTTCAAGAGTATATGAAGTATACGCGCAAGACCCTGCCTGAAGCGCTGAATCATCGCGCAGTCAATATTGCCTTTAGAGCCATTAGATACACGCCTAGCGCCAAGAAAGGCAGTGTTGGTGCTAAGTTGAGGCAGGGAAGTCATATTAAGCCTTCTGTGCCGTTGGCAGCAATCATGGTTCAGAAATACCTTGGAAACAAAAACAAAAGGTATTCTCAAAGTTACAAAAGCTTCGACACAAAGCACGGTTCAAAGCCGATTCCACCGGCTGCAAAAGATTTTAAACAACGGATGGAGGCGGCAGTTACCGATTTAATAAACATGAGGAACTGGTCTCGAGGCTTTATCAAGGCGGGTTGGCTTGGGGCTATTCGTGCCATGTCGGCTTACCACAAGGTGAAGCGTAAAGGGCCAAAGTCTTTAAAGGCAGGGCCAAAAGCTTTAAGACTTGGAAAAGCTAGGGTTGCCGTTGAGTCATTTAGTCCAAAGGCAATTATTGAAAACTACGTTCCAGGCGCGGTTAAAATGGGAGCTACTGCATTGAGCCGAGCAATGAAAGATGACGTTCGCGATATGAGTAATTACATCATTCGAAAGTTGAAGAGCAAAGCGGAGGCAGGAGATAAATCATACAAACGATATGCCAAGCAATCGGCAACCTCAAAGCATGTGAGAAGCGTTATTAGCGGGTGGAGCCGTTACCGATAAAATGAGCATTCGCAAAGCATCTGAATCAGGCTTGGCCAAATACTTAAAAGACTTTGTGAGCTGTTCAGTTTACCAAGCTTTTAGGGGCGATATTGTTGATCATCCCTGTGTGATTGTTTCCAGTGTTGTTGGTCCAGAAAACCCTTTTGGAACAGGCAATTATGAGATTGAAACAAGTTTCATTGTGCAAGGATCAATTGATGAAGCTATCCCAAACAGCACAAGCGTTATCGAGGATATTTGCGAAAACGTAAACGATGCAATTAGAAACCTCGATCTCCCCGCGGAAGCAAGCGCAAAAGAAAATGATTTTACAGTTATTGGCGTCATGTCTCGCGAGGGACCGTCCACAGAATTTGATAGCGAAGAAAACATCACTTCTGTCGTTTTCAAAATTAATACTCTAACAGCAAACATTGATATTTAGATACTATGGCAACAGTAAGTAAAGGCTCATCAGTGCCTTTTGGCATTGGGAGCGGATCGGCTAAGGTGATCAAATTTGAAGGAGGCACAGAGGGAAGTGTTTTCCTCCAAGATTGTCGTCTTTCAATCTCGTCATCCACGCAAGAAATCATGGATGGAAACGGTGAGGTCACAGGTAAAATCTTTTTTGATAAAAGAAAAAGCCTAAGTGCCACAATGTTCTGGACTACACTCTCAACTGGTCTATCTGCGGAACAAGGCTTTGTCCAAGACATTGAGCCTGGAGATGAATTGATTCTTGAATACGATGAATGGCTTGAAGTGGCAAGCGATGAAGCCAGCAGTCTTTCAGGAACCTCCACCAACGGCACTGGTAAATTCTGCATTGAAACCATTGAAAAAGTCCGCACAGCGGGAGGGATTGCGGAGTTTAGCATTACGGCAGTCGAATACGTTGCAGACCTGACCTGATGCAATGGATAACAACAATTGAGCCAAGTGAATACCGTATTGAAGGGTATGACCTTGGCCCGTTGTTGTTTGGTCATTGTTTGTTGTTGGAACGCTTTAACCTTAATGAAGACAAGGAAGAGCTTCCAACACCGTTGGATCTTTGGCGCTGGCTAAACATTACATCACGAAGCCATGCAGACGCTAGAAAATGGTTGAGTAAAGACTTTTCAAACATGCCAAATCTAGCGCGTTGGGCGTTTTGCAAAACAATGAAAAACGAAGAACGCTTTCTGGTGGGTTTAAACAATTGGGCTGACTATTTGCATGAAAACACTGCAACGCCAAAAACTTTGGATAGTGTTAACGCAGGTCAATCTTCCACAGAAATACCGCGGTTGCAGTGGTTATGGAACACGGCAGTTACTCAGTTGAATTACAATCCCATGGAGTTGTGTGAGGCACCATTTGGGCAGCTTGTTTGGAGCATTCTTGCACTCAACGAACAAAATGGTGGATCAAGAATAATAGGGGATCGATTGGAAAAAGTTTTTGAAGATTTAAAATGTCAACCTTCAGCCTAAAAGGAATTCTAAGCCTAGATGGTTCTCGTTGGAAAGGAGGACTGGACGCAGCTCAGAGGCAAACAAAAGGTTTTGCAAAAACTTTTTCGATCACCTTTGGAAGCATTTTAAAAGCTCATCTGATAACCGCAATTAAGGATGCGTTTTTAAGTGGGTATCATCAAGTGATGAATTCACTTGATAGGGCAGCAAGCATAAGAGATAGAGCCACGCGAATTGGTGTTTCTCCAGAAAGAATGCAAGCCTTAGATTATGCTGCTAGGCAATCTGGAGCAACGGGCGAACAAGTTGTTGCCGCAGTCAAGGGTTTAGCCAAAACACTTCAAAGAGCGCGCGAAATGACCGTTGATCCTGTGACTGGTGAAAAAGTCCGAAAGGATCAAGCGATTTTTGACACATTCAAAAAATTTAACCTTACAACTCGTCAAATTGACGAACTATCTCCCGCAGTAATTTTTCAAGCAATTGCCGAAAATGTGCGATTGGGGGCAAATCAGGCAAACAGAAGCGCAGACTTGCAAAAGCTAATGGAGGAGGCAGGGGATGCATTGGTTCCAATGATGCTTGCCAATTTACCCAAAACAATAAAAGAGGCTCATGCCAAAGGGGTGATTGCAAGCACAGAGGGAATCATGAAGGCAGCAGGATTTAGCGATTACAAAACCCAAGAAGAGGAAAAGGCATTTGCTAGAGCCATAAACGCTGGAACATATGGAAAAGATACCGTTCAGACTGCAATTGATGCAAAATCCGCATATGACACTGTTTCCCTTTTGTTGATGAAAGGGGTTGGTCGCGTTAAGCAAAGAATTGACGAGACGGGAGTTTTCTATTCTCCAGGCATGGATGCAATTGGTTTGGGCAGTGTTTCTGAAAAGTTAAACGAATTGACACAAAGCTTAACGACAACAGGAATTAAAATTAAGGAGGAATAGATGGCAGTTGTTAGCAAATACAGCGCGGGAATGAATGCCGTGCCTCTTGTTGCAATCGAGCGCAATTGGACTCGAGATGGTGGATGGACTGCCGTTTATACATATACAGGCCCATGGGCCAGCATCGATGCTGCAAAGACTGATTCAAACTTTGTAGGTAATGCGGTCAACGTTTCGGTTACCAAGGACAAAAACCTTGGAACAATGCGCGTAACCTACAGCAACACAGATAACGCAGCTCCTGATCCTTACACGGAACAATCAAACACTTGGACGCTTGTTCCGTACGAAATTCAAAGGGATCTTGGAGAGCATCCTCGATTTGCCAATCTAAAATCTCATCAAAGCGGTTATCTTACAGTGTTGGATCAAACTGTTGAACAATACTTTGATGATGTTAAAGCGGGAATTGCAGCACAAAACAGCAGCAAGGATAAGGTCTGGAATCTTTATAAAACAAACAGCTCTGGAGCATCTCAAACGGGATACCAAGACCGTCCAGGCAGTGAGACGATTGCGGTTTTAGGAGAAGAATACACAGAGCTTTTAGCTGAAGGCATAAACACCTTTGACAATTCCAAATACACCTTAAGAAATACAATTGTTGTCCCCCAAGGAACCTCCCTTAAGGCAAGCCACTCTTTCACAGGTTATCAATGGACCAATTTAAGTGTTGCCGCTTTGGTTTTATCCAGCACCGGTAACACGGTTCAAAACAGTATTGTTGGCGATTTAGTGGAAAACTTTCCCAATACCTTCTGGCTCAAAAAAGCTCCAACAATTGTTTCATTGCGTGGAGGGAAGTATGAAATCCGCACGGAATTCGTTAATTACGAAAGCGGAGAAAAATCAACCACTTTATATCCAGTTTACAGTGCGCCATGAGCTTTAAAAAGGTGGATAAATTCTCAGTCCGCGGAATTCTTGAGGCAATTGAAGAATTGCAAGAAGCAATCAACATGCTGCGTCCGCGAGAATCAAGCGGAACGTTGAGAAGCACTTCATCGACAGGGACAATCACTAAAGCTAGTAAAGCGGCTAAACGCCAAAGCGCCACCACCACAACCAGCAATCAACCTTCCCGCTGGCAGTAGTAATTTCACTTTTACCCCTCACTTATAGAGGGCTCTAGTAGGCTTAGTTCCTAATTTGGAGACATTCCCGCCGATTATTTCTGTGGGGCTATTTCCGCGCCCCGTTTTTAATTTTTTTTATAAATCCATGGCCACAGAAAAGATACTGATTTTCGATGAAGCGGGTAATGCAAAGCGAATGAAAGTTCGCATTGCTCGTTTTTTAGACTCTGAGCCCGTAACAGGCGCTGACAAAGAGAACATCCGAGACAGTCTTGGAGTTTCACCAGATGCGACTGGCTTGGTGCGTGATGATATAGGCAGCGGAGCCGGAGAAATCCCCGTCAACGGAATGCTGGGCGGTCTCGCTTATCAAGACGCTGACTCTGTGTCAGTTGACACCCTAGAGGTGACTGACAAAGTGACTGGTAACTTAACTGTCAATCCTGGGGATTTGACAATCACTGGCGACACCAGTGACGCATACACTGCTGGAACGCTAAAATTAATCGCTGGGAACCTAGGAACAAACTCAATTCAATTAGGCGATGTCAGCAATGACGACATCGGCAAAATTGAATACAAAAACTCCGACAACTCGCTTCGATTTACCACCAACGCGACCGAGGCCGTAACAATTAATTCGAGCCAAAACGTCGGCATTGGCGCAGACTCCGGCTCAACGAAAATGCGAGTGAGCGGAGGGTCGGGTCAGTTGTTCAAAATCGATGATGGTGCGAACCCGCTGTTGGTCTGTGATGCGACTGGGGAGGTCGGCATTGGGACATCCTCGCCGCAGAGCAAGCTTCATGTCTTTAATTCCACCGCAGACAATCTGCGGCTTGAGCGCGATGCCACCAATGACTGGCGAATTCAACTTACATCTGGGTCGCTGGCTTTTAGGGACGCGACCGCTGACGCCGAGCGATGGCGAATTGATTCATCGGGCAACCTAGTCGCCAACTCAACAGGCATAGATTTCAGCTCTACAGGTGACGGCAGCGGCTCTGGACAAGCTGAAATTCTTGATGACTTTGAGACGGGTGAGTGGGTACCAGTGTTCGCTCCGTCAGGCGGTTCTTTCACCGCGCAAACTATGAATGTAGTGGCAGCTAGGTATGTCAAAGTCGGACACCAAGTGACTGTAAATTGCTACATCCAAACGACCAATCTGGACACGAGTGGTGCGTCAGGTCAGGTG